AGATGCCGTTCGTCGTCCTGACCACGGGCTGCAAGCACTGGCAACACGTCCGTTTCACGGATGTCCCACCAGACCGGCGCTGCCAGTTTTATCCATTCGTTCGGCGTTACCTCGGTCGAGATCGGCACCGGATGCTTCCCTGGTGTCCGAAACACAAGCAGGTAATCCGCCCACGCTTGCCACATCGCGCGACTGTCGCGGTCGAGTTGGACGAATAGCAGCCCCTTGGAATGGTTGCGGATGGCCTGCGCCTGAGGGTTCTTGTTTACCGTCACTTCACTGTGGAACACGAACCCTTCGCTACGGAAGTGACGGATCGTGTCGCCCCGGAAGTCGTACCTCCCACTCGCGCCATGCGAGTTCTCATATTCCGGCAGGTTCGCCACGTGGATGCAGATGATCGACCCCGGCTTGTGGACGCGCATCAGTCCCTTGGTCACCCACGACATGTGTTCCCAGAAGTGCTCATGGGACCGCACATTGCCGAGATCGCGCGCCGATGGCGAGTACGTATACGTCGAACCAAACGGAATGCTGGTGACGGTCAGGTCGACCGATGCCTCAGGCAGTGCCATCAGCACTTCGCTGCTATCGCCGTTGTAGAGGCTCCAAGCCTCGCCGTGTTCCTGGTCTATCACGTTCATGCCATTCCCCCTGTCGTTGTGGTCAGCCACTCCGGTACGATCATCGGCGTCACCGGGTCGTACACGTCCGTGTAGTCGGTTTCCCCGCGCAATTCCTGTACCTCGAACTCCGCCATCGCGGCGACCAGTTCGCGTGTCAGGACGCCTGCCTCTTGCTCCTTTCGTAGGACGTTGTTATAGATCGCCCGCTCGGGTTCGGTCAGGACGATGTGCGCGGTGACCGGCCTGACCTGTCCGAAGCGCCACGAGCGCCTGATCGACTGGTAGTACGACTCGTAACTGTCCGAGAGACCAACGAATGCCATCCGGGCGCAACTCTGGAAGTTCAGTCCGAACCCGGCAATTGACGGATGCGTGATCAGCACGCGGACCTCACCGTCCGCGAACCGTCGCAACAAATCCTCTTTGCGGTCGACGCTGTCCGACCCCTGGACGATCTCCGCGCCGGGCAATGCCTTCGCCAGCCCGCGCGCCTCGTCAAGCCTCCCGTACCACAGTAGCCATTGTTCGGCCGGTTCGGCGTCAACGATCCGGACCGCTGCCTCGACGCGACTGTCGACCGTGGTACGCCGGACCTTCGCGCGTTCGGTGACGCCCTTGAGTTCGGTAAAGAACAAATGCCCGTCCGGCGCCCAGTCAACCGCCACGAAGTGGCTTTCAATTGACAGCGTCGGCAGGACGTAGCCGTCATCCGGGTAGCCGAGATCGGATGGCAACTTGCACGCAATCGCCCACGATGCGAGCCACCGGTAGAAGTCCCGATGCGCGTGCGACTTCAGCCGGTACTGGCCCGTCGAACCATCGTCCGACCCCCGCGGTGTGAAGAACTTTGCCAGCATCTCCTGTTGCGTCATGACCGAGAGGAAGTCCGCGTGGTTGCACAGTTCGATGATGTCGTTTGGCGCCGGGGTCGCCGTGCAACACAGCCGATAACGCGTGTTCCGGAATGTCCTGATGAGCGCGCGCTTCGTTTCCCCGGTGAACGCCTTCAGGACGGAACTCTCGTCAAGCACGACCGCCTCGAACGTCGACGCATCGAACAGGTGCAGTCGCTCGTAATTGCTGACGGTCACCCCGTCGATCGCCTGCGACCCGTCCCTGGCATACGTCACCGGGACGCCCCACTTCGTGCCTTCGCGGACAAACTGTTGCGCGACTGCCAACGGTGCAAGGATAAGGACGCGCCTCGCGTGACCGCGTGCGAGCAATTGCCGTGACCATTCAAGCGCGATGAACGCCTTCCCAAGGCCCGTGTCCGCCCACACTGCGCACCGACCCTTGCGAAGCGCCCACGCCACGATTGCCCGCTGATGTGGCAACAGGTCCACATGCAGCGTGTCCGGTGCCACCCTGAACCCCGCATCCGGCACCGTCGGCCGTTTGCCAGCCAGGAACGTCATGTATTCCGTCGTCATCGTCCACTCCGGTACGCATCCGCGTCTTCCTGCATCGCATCCCGCAGCGCACGCAACCGCGCCACCGCCTCCATCAACGTGACCCCGAGGATCGTGTGGCCCGTCCACACGTCGCGCCACTCCCCGTTGTGCGCCCGCGCCTTCGACAGTTTCGCGGCTGACCAACCGCGCACCGTGAGCGGACCCACGACGCTGATCGTGTACACCCCGTCGCGCTCGGTCAGGTACGCAATTTGCCCGCCCGCCTCGTTGCGACGCTCGCGGTCCTGCTGGTCCCACGAGATCAATCCCCAATGCGTGACGTTGTGCCCGGTGCGATCCGTCGTATACGGCCGGTATTGCGGTGCCGCGTGGACGACGTACGAGTGCGTGTACCGCGTCGCATCCATCCGCGGTGCAAGTGTCTCTCTGCGTGCCATGTGATCCCCTTTCCCCTTGAAACAAGCGTAAAACAAAGATTTTCTTCACCTGCTCAAACTCTCCGTCAAGATGAACGAAAACTTCTTATTTACATCTACCGCTTGCTGATCCCAGCACTCACGGATTCCAAAGAATGAATTTCGCACATCCCGCAGCAGCCTCTGCCTGCCGGTCATTCCGGGATCCATGACCGCGCTCTGGATGCAACGACCACCAGCGTGGTACCAAGACCCAAACCTCGCTGCTTTCGTGTGGGCACTCATGTCGCCGGAGACGACTTGTCCGGCGGGGAAGTGCAGCATCGCGCGGAGTTGCCCGGTGATTGTCCCTCCGAGCAGGTGAATCGGCATCCCACATTCCCTCGTGGCAAATGGGCATACCGATCCTTCCCCGACACCAACCGGGTAGCCGAGGATGATCCACGGTTCCGGTGGGAACCTCCACGGAGTGACCTTGGGCACGATCATCACGTGACGCGCACCAAGTGCGTGCATCTCGTGCGCCAAGGCGATTCGCTCCGGCCATTGGTCGGCTGCAATCACGTCTGGGCAAACTGCCACCCACGGACGATGCTCGGCAACCGCAGCAAGATGCCGACCAATATCGGGCTTCTTCCAATCCACATCAATCATCGTCACGTCACTGCGTTTCGGCTTTTCGGTAGACCGGAAACCGTAAGACCAGCGGGCGTCCAATGACATCTGCGCGTATTCCGCGTTGCTTCCCATGCAGAATATGAGCCGCGGCTTCACTTGCTATGCGTGACCGTGACGACGGTACTGATCCCTCCGCGGACATTGAATGAGCCGGTAACAGTGATCCTCCTCGGATCGAGCGCCTGAATGAGGTCGTCCGCGATCTGGTTGGTCACCCGTTCGTGATAGGCACCCTTGTCGCGGTACGACCACAGGTAGAGCTTGAGGGACTTCAGTTCAATGCAGCGTTGATCCGGCACGTAGGTGATCGTGATCGTGGCGAAATCCGGCTGACCCGTCATCGGGCAGACATTGGTGAACTCAGGGCAGACGGATGTGATTTCAAAGTCACGATCCTTGTTTGGGTTGGGGAATGTCTCAATCATGGTGAAAACTCCATTGCCAGACTTCGAGGATGTGTCCACCCGCGGTGCGAGTGTTTCGCTGACCATTATTTCCACTCCAGGCAGTTGTCGCGCCATTCGCGCGCCACGTCGAGCAGGTGGCCCGACACGTGCGCCTGCGCGCCGTCGATGCGGACCTCGTACCAATCCAGCCGTGACAGGTGCCAGACCTCGAGGATGTGGCCATCCGCCTCGACGCGGTCAACCGCGCAATCCTCTGGGTAGTGCAAGACCGGTATCTTGCGCCCCATCAAGCGCCGGACGTAGCGCAACCGTGGGAGTTCGGCTTGCGCGGTGGTTTGCTTGCGTGCCATGTGATCCCCTTTCCGTACCAATGATGCCACGTGGTTATAACCACGTCAAGAAACCCGGCGTTACAGTTTTCGCCACAAAAAACCCGCCTCCCGGTGGTCAACCGAGAGACGGGCAGGGGAACCGGACTGGAAGGGGAAGGGAATGGCGGCTGTACCGCCACCATCTGAACGAATGATGCCCGCCAGTGTTTCGCACCGACGGGCACCACGCGGGTCGCAACCGACGCGCGAGGGGGGGTCACACGCCGGTTACCCGCTCGGCGTGACCGTGAGGATCACCGCAACCACCGTCCCCACCACGCTATCGACAGCGTCCTCGAACGGCCGGACGTACTCGCCCAGGCCGATCAGGTTCAATGCAGTGTCCACCGTCCCGGCACTCGCGACCGCCTTCGCGATCCAGATCACCACGCGCACGACCGCTATCCCCATCGTCGTGGCCGCCACAATCCGTCGCCAATGGCGTCCGACGGCGCGGCCGGCATTCACCGTCGATTGGAATGCGACCCACAACGCCTCCTGAACGAGATCGCGCGCGCGGTCCATCGGCCTGCTCCTGATAGCCGAATGCCCGCCGCACGGTGGGTTGCCGTGTGTGGCGGGCATTTGGTTTGCGCCATCCGAGTGTGGTCAGGCCCGGACAAGCGCGTGACGCACCAACAGGGTCGCGTCATTTGCCGTGTTTGAGGCCCGGCCACGTCATCATATCACGCAGTCGGACTGGTTGTAGCGCCACCACCAGAACCCGCCGAACCGTTCGTGTAGCCGTTGCCGTTGCCATTCGGCGACTGGCCGGACCCGCGAAACAGCCAGCCCGTCACGGCACCGGCAGCGCCCACAAGCGCGGTCTGGGACGATTGCGACTGATCGTAAAGCGCCGACCAGCAGATGGCGCCGATCACGAGCACCGCGATCACCCCACCGACCATCTCGCGAAACGTCGCCTGTGCTGGCATCACATCAGGCGGCATTGGCCGCAGCCGCTTCGAGTTCAGCCACCCTCGCCTTCAGCGCGCCGATCTCCTCGATCCACGCCGCAAGGCTGGCGCTGTTCGCCGACCAAGCCTTCACGGCCCGGATCAGTTCCGGAACCTCCGAGGCTGGATAGCCGGTTTCGGTCAGTGCGTCCGCAATCGCCTTCAGTTCTGATGTCACGTCGTCCTCCTGGTGCGTCTCCGCCCACGCATCGTACGCGTGCGCGACAATGATCGGATCGTGGTATTGCGCAGCCACCGCCTCGCGCGCCTGACCCTTCGGCCAATAGCGCCAGTGTGGCGGCTGCTCGCGGCTGACCTCGAAGTGCAGATGGCAATAATCCCAGCCGCCGGACCGTCCAACCGCCGCGATTGGTTGCGCGCGCTTCGCCGTCGTGCCATGTTCGCTGTATGTCGCATCGCTTAGGTGGCAATAATGGACGTAGGCCCCGGCATAGGGTCCGGCGTCCAGCCTCCACCATTGGTGCAGCCCGAAGCCTGTCGTGTCGATCACGTGCGCCACGAGCGTCTGGTCGGTAATCGCAACCACGGGTGCGCCGCAGTCGGCATTCCCGCCTCCACCGCTGTTGAAGTCGATCCCTGGATGGAAGCATCCGGCACCGTTGTTATCGAGGTACCCCCACCCGCCCATCGTCGGGTTGTGTTCGGTCGAGTCAACCTGTGGAAACATGCTCGTCATCCTCCCTTGACCACAAATCCCATTCCGTGCTGACGTACGCGTCACGGTTGCGTTCGACGTGTGCCAAGCGGTACAGGCCCGGTTCGGACCTGACGTACGTGTGGATGGGGCACTTGCACGATTGCACGGCCATCGTGGATGTCGCGAACGCGCGACCGTGCGGACAGTTGCGCCTCGCAATCGTGATCAGTTCGGCCAGCCCGTCAATCGAGCCGCCCGCCTTGATCCACGTCTCAGCGATGGTCGCCATTGCGTGCCTCAATGGTGTGCCCGATCATCGCCATCACGATCCACATCAGGATCGCGCCGATTGCAATGCGGATCATGGGAGCGGTTCCGCTGGCGGCGCCGTCCACACGCCGTCAATCAGCGTCCACCCTGGCGGCACGAACTCGTCGCGCTCACGGTCGTAGTTGTACCCGATCCCGGCGTACCGGCCACGTTTGTTGCCGTTGTACGAGGTCGCGATCCATTCACCGCCAAGGAGATCGGCGAGGAACGTCGCACCCAGCGCCTCGTCTTCGCTGCCGTCAGACGTGGCGTGTGTCACGTCATTGGCAACGACGACGACGCGGGTGACTTGATCGTTGACGATTTCAGCGTAGTGCGCCATCACACAAACCTCGGGATTGCGATGATGACAATGCCCGACCCACCGGCCGCGGGCGCGGCATCGCCGCCACCCCCGCCTCCGCCGGTGTTCGCGGCTCCGGCCGTTCCGTTCGTTTTGGACCCTGCGCCACCGCCACCAGTCCCGCCTGAACCGGCAGTCGTACCACTCACACCGACGCCACCACCACCTCCTCCGCCATATGTGATGCCATTGATCCACGCCAATCCGTTGCCACCATTGCCACCGTTGTTGACTGTTCCCGCCGTACCTGCGACCGACGCACCACCACCACCACCCGCCCCGTAACCTGCAATGCCAGTCCCGGCGGTCATGCTGTGATATGACGCCCCGCCACCGGACCCGCCCTTAACGTTTGCGTACCCGCCGTAACCGCTACCACCGCCACCACCCGCTGCGCTCACGCCATTTTCAGCCGGTATGTATGCGGCACTAGACTCGCCACTTGCAGCCGACGTTGAAACTCCACCCGCAGCACCACCTGCGCCCACCGTCACCGTAACCGTTGCTCCGGCAGTCAACGTCAGTCCGGCGTTGACGTACCCACCGCCACCGCCACCGCCACCAGCGTTGTATCCACCGCCACCGCCACCGCCAATGCACAACACCCGAGCAAGCACATTGCGGCTGCCCGTTGAGACAAGAGTCCCACTCCCGGTATATGTGTATATGTCGTATGTAATGTTTGCATACGTCGCGACACTGACAGTCGGACTGCCCGTGGTCGTCCACGACAATGCGCCAGCCGAAGTGCTCGTCGAACGCACGACACTCCGGTACTTCGCTCCCGTCAGGCCGGAACCGCCCGCATTGCTCACACTCACGGCCCGGTCACCCCGTATGCGGTGATGTGTACCGCCGCATTGGACGCATGCGCCACGAGGTACCGATTCGTCGGATCGAGGCACACCCCAGCCACGAGGATGACGCTGTCGTTGCCTGCAACCGTGGCACCTGATGCGATGTATGCCCCATGCGTCCCCGTCGTCGCGGATGTGCTGACGTTGTACGTGTACGACGTCGCAGACGTGTTGCAGATGACGATGGACGACACCACGGTATACGTCGAGGCGGTCGCCCCGTTGTCACAGACGTTAGTCGCACTTGTCGCCGTCGTCGTGCCAAGACGCTTTGGTAATTCGGCCATGTCAGCCTCCCATCAGCATGAAGACGCGGCTGTAGCCACCGCCTCCGATTGGTGATTCCGCGCCGGATGCACCGGAGCGCACGTAGAGCGCCCCATCCGTTTTCGCGTATATCGCCGTCAAGCCTGCACCCGGTGCGCTCGGCGTGGACGACTGTTGCACGAACGTGTGCACCACGCCGTCCGGCGAGATCACAAGGATGTTGCCACGGACGGTATTGTGATCGGATGCCAGGATAGTGTCGGTTCCGCCGACCACCGTCCTCATCGTGCCCCATGCCATTGCTTTGTGCTCCTACGTGACGCTGAACGTCACCGTCCACGATACCGTGGCGGTCTGGCTGGACGACTTCGACCATGATGACAGAAGGCGCGCAAACAGCGTGCCAGACCCCGCGGTCGCATTCGCGCCGAAGAACAGTCCGAGTTCCGTCCACGACCCGTTCCCGACCGTCGTGCCGTAGAAGGTCTCCAGTGTCGCCGTCGCACCAACCGCCTCGACCACGCTCGCCACGCGCCACGTGGCCGTGGCCGGCGTCACCAACGCCGTGTCAGCCGCATTGACCGCCGTCGTCCCGGTTCCAAGTTCGATGTACCACGATGACGCACCAAAGCCGTCGGTGGCAACCATCGCCTTGGCCAGTTCGGCCAGGCCGCTCGTCACGATCAGGTTGTTCCCGGACGCGACCACTTCGCCGTCAATCCTGATGACGACGTGCCCGCGCACCGCCACGCTACTGGTATATCCCGCGTCCATATTTCGTCACATCATACAACGGCGTCGTGCTCGCAGCGACGGTGACCGTCACCGCCTCATTCCTCAAATAGACTTGCTGATCCCCGGCAATGAACTGTTGCAGCGGTCGTCCCCGGACGTCCGAGGCTGCAGGTTTCAACCCATCGATCATGCGCGCGATCACGCGTGCGACATCATCCGGCATTACAACTCCCCGTATACGTCGCTCGATAGCGACAAGTCGACCATCCATTGATCCGGCGTCGCGAACCGCTTCGACACGTCCGTGACGTACAGATCGATCCCGGACGCGAACGCGCCACCGAACCGGCGGTCACTCGTCAGTCGAAAGACCTGACCATCGCGCCAGCCCGATCCGAGCACCCGCGCCGTCCCCACCCATTTGTGCGCGCGCGTTGACAGGTACAGTTCCGCCCGCGCCTTGATCGCGTCCTGACTGACGTTGACCAGTTCGGCTGCCGAGAACACATCCTCGTACACCCCGTCGCTGTACGCCGTACCCTCGCGGCTGATCACCTCGCTGATCGACTCGCCGTTGACGACGCGATTGACCTTTGGCTTGATATCGAGATATGGGTACGTCACTGCAACGGTCGCATTCGCAGGCGGCGGCGTCTCGAACCGCACGCCCCAATTCGGCAGGCAGAGAAGCGCCTTATTGCGCGTTTGACCGTCCCCAGGCTTGCCATCAATGTTCTCGCGGAGCAGTCCGCCATTCGTGGTCGTATATGTCGTCGGCGAACCGCTCGTCGGAGTCACCGTCACCGTCGTGCCGTTGTACGTCGCCGGTTCGTACCCAAGGCTGAAGAACGATGAATACCCGTCCGCCTTGGCCACGGGTTCGGCAAACGACAGCGGCGCGCCATCGTCTCCCGTCGCCACCGCCTTACAGTCCTTCAGAAACACCACATTCGTGATCTGGTCGCCCACCTCCTCCAGCACAAGATCGCCCAGCGTCGTTTGCGTCTCCCACGTCAGGCTGGACACCGGCGCCGGTGACGTGCTCCCGTTGATCGGCTTGAAGACGACGTTTCGATCATAGTCGAGGTACCACGCAAAGCCCGCGATCTTCGCAATGCGGTCAATCGCGGATGACGGTGACTCGAAGTCGTAGGTCTGTTGCGGTATCGTCGGACCATCCTGTATCAGCGACTGGCCCCACGTGATCGGCCCCTGATCGCACGTGTTCGTGACGATTGACCGCACGATGTTGCCCGCGGTATCCGTCAGCGTTTCGTCATCACCGTCCGGGATCTTGACGCCCTGAACGAGGTACCTATCGAACCATCGCGTGTAATCCGCGCAGTCCACCGTATACGCGTACGACGTCGATCCCGCACTCGATTCCGAGACGCGCTGCGTGACACCCGCGAACTCCTTGGTTCCGTCGACCGTCAGGATGACCTCGCGACCGGCCCGCGGTACCGCGACCACCGGTGACGCGCCGTTGTACGGGATCACGACTTCAAAGGACAGCGTGCCGCTGCGATCCCGCAGTGACGACCGCACCCTGATCGACTCGATGCGCGTGTACGCCTGATACGCCGTACCACCGATGGACAGCGTCACGGTCAGCGACATGTCACGCCGTCCCGAACGGCAGTCGCCGTTGCAGTCCCAGTTGGCGACGGAACGCGTCAGCGGCTGCGCGTCCGGCAGTCGCCCCGTCCGCAAACCCGCTTACGTTGATGACCACGGTATCGATGTTGGCGCCTCCAAGCCCGGCGAGCGGTGACGCTCCAGACATTGTGTTCAGCGGCACGAGCGCCTCAGGTCCGGCCTCACCAATCAAGGCCATCGTCGGTTTCGTGACGATGCCACCGGATGCGCCTCGTCCGATATCGGCCAAGTCCATCGCCGACTTGAAATTGTGCACGACCCATCGCGCCGTGCCGATCAGGTACGTGTGCGCCGGATGATCCACGTGAAGGTTGTACACCGTCGCGGTGTCTTCGCGTGCTTGCGACTCCTCCACCACCTCAAGTCCTGACGGCGTCACGACCGTCATGCAGTTTCGCAACTGATCGGCGCGCACCCATCCGTCCGACGTCAGGAACGGATGCTCCGCCGTTGTGGTGACCACGTCGCCGTAGATTCGCAAGTGCCACAACGGATGATCATGATGCACCAGCGTCTCGCACACCGGCGCCATCACAACCTCGCGCGTTTCCGGGTCGTAGACCTCCACCATGTCACCAATAACGATTTCCGAGATGCGTCGCAGCCCATCCGCCGTCCACACGCGCGTGTCAGCGGTAAAGCATCCTCCACCTGCAGGCACGCCGACAAATCCTGATACCGCCAACCCCACGCCAGTGACGATCGCGGCCGCCGCTGCGGCTGCGGCTGCGTTCTCCACAATCGATCCCGAGTTCATGACCGCCGGTGGTACCGACAGCCCACTCGGCCCCGGCCCGGTTCCATCCGCCACCGCCGAAGTGCCCTGCACAACGTTGTGAACCGTCGTGATCGTTCGTGGTATTCCGGCCAGCGCGCTGATCACGGCACTGATCGCCTCGCCAACGCCAGTGGTGTCGAGGCTGAGACCAATCGTGATCGCCAACGGCAACAGTGCCAGTCCGCCCGCAACCATCGCGATATCGGCCATCGTGCTCCCAAGCGCCGTCGCGATGCTGACGACATACGGCATCAACGGGTTGACCACATCCGCGATGCGCTCGCCCAACGTGCGCACCTGATAATCCGCATCCCGCGTGTCCGCGCCTACCGTCACGGTATATGGCGTCGCAGGCTCCACAAGGCTTGTCGTCCGCGCCTTGATCGCGTCCATCGATTCGTCAACCGCGATGCTGTCCCCGAGCACCTTGACAACATATGGCGTCGAAGGTTCCACGAGGCTTGTCGTCCGCTGTTTGATGGCGTCCATCGATTCGTCAACCGCGGTGCGATCCACAAGCACCTTGATGACGGCCTCAAGGTATTCCAACCCTGGTATGACGAGTTTCGCAACGTTCCACAAGATGTTGATCGTGATCGGCGCAAACGATGGCAAGGTAAGCGCCGCCACGTCCCACAGGACCTTCAACGTGATCGCCGGGTTCTCGGCGAGTTTCTTGATCCAGCCAATGAACTCGACCACCCAGTCCCGCGCCTCACCGAACAGTTTCGGCCACTCGCCGATGCGTGCGCCCCACGCCATCACCCAGTCGATCCCAGCCTTCAGCGCGTTACCCAGAGCGCGGATGTAATCCCAGACCGGCTTCAGCAATCGCGCCACGTATTGCAGTCCGGCGCCGAGCAGGCGCATGACCAGCGTGAACGCCTTGAGCACAATCGTCAGGTACGGCAGCACCGCGCGTCCGAGGTCGAACAGGATCGTCATCACGGGCCGCGCGACTTCAAGGATCGCCTTGAACGCCTCGCCAGCAGCCGCTAGGAAGTCCTGGAACTCCGCCGTCGATGTGATCGCCTGAATGCCTTTGTCCAGATCGTCAAGGAGTGACGTCAGGCCGCGCAAGACGTCCTTCGTGAGCGGTTCAATCGCCTTGCCCAAACTGGCAAAACTACGCGTCATCTTGGCATCAAGCGTCGATTGCAACCCCTTTGCAGATTGCGACGCGCGTTCCGTCGCGCCACCGAACTTGTTCCCGATTTCGTTGACCAGCAACGGCAGCGCCTTGTTGGCAGGCACGAGACCTTTTTGAATCATGTCGCCGAGCGCGGATGTCGAGACGCCCATCGCGTCCGCAAGCATTTTTTGCGCCGGAATTCCCGCCTCGGCGAATTGGTTGAGTTCTTCCTGGCTGACCTTCCCCTTCAGCGCCATTTGCGAGAACGCCACCGAGGCGCGCATGAACGTCTCGGAACTGTCCCCCGAGACGTCGGACAGCGCCGTCATGACCTTCGTCACGTCCTCGGCTGCCACGCCCGCGCCGAGCAGGCGCTGCGCGGATTGCATGACCGTCGCGTCGTCAAACGGCGACCAGTCCGCAAAATCCTG